AACCAGCGCCAGCGCCACCAGTGCCAGCGCCACCAGCGCCACCAGCGCCACCAGCGCCACCAGCGCCAGTACCAGCTCCACCAGCTCCAACTCCAGCACCAGAAACACCAAAGAAGAAAGTTGTTAAACGTGTTGTTAAAAAGAAGGTTGCGGAATAGACGGTGTAATTTTACTTTTTACAAATATAAACCCACCTATTACCATAGTTATGAACAGTATTAAGTAACGTAAAGGGTACTTTTTCTTTTTTTCTATTTCCATTTTTTCGATATCCTCCTTATCTGGAAGTTTTTTAACGTTTATGTTAAGATCATCTATCTTCCCGATAAGTTTATGTAACGCCTCGAGTATTTGAACTTCACGGTTTACAGGTTTTTCCTTAACATCTATAGTTGTAACTTCGAGAACCATGTACCATTCTGCATCCGGTTGTAATGTAACATAATCCGTATCTTCTTGAAATTCATATAACTTAAAATGAAGTTTTTGTATAGATATCGGGTTAAATAAGTTTGTTTGTCTTGGGAATGCTTTCCATTGTTTATCCCTTATTATAGTATGTGCACCATGATTAAAATGTCTTTCGAGTGGTACGCGTGCTAAAATTTGTCCGTTACGTTCATCAAGTATTTGAGCACGTTTAGGTATATCTTCACATGTTATATCAATGTACTTTGCCACACTACTTATGTGAGTGTCAGAGTTTGGGGTATCCTGTCCAACCTGTGTCACGTAAAAATCGACTGGTTTTAGACCACATACTTGCGTCATATCTTCCAAGTGTAAATTTGATTCAAGTGTAAGATCTATACTGAACGTATTATTGGAACCATTTACAAATTTTGAATCCACAATTATATATTGAACCTTTTTAGGTAACTCCTGGAGTGAAACCATCTTGTATTTAGTATATAAAAAAATAAATATAAATAACAGCAATAATGTTTACCTTCTATGCTAGTGTATGTCGTTTATTATCACCAAATCCACAAGAATTAAAAAAGTCATATTCGTATACATCCTTTGATTCTAATGTTAATGTAGAAAAAACACCTTATATAGATACAGAGAATAGTAAATATAGTGAATTTGTTTCAATGAATGATGCTGGTGAAGTTATCGTATTAGAATATAACATATACGATAAAACGTTTGTTCAATATAGACCTAAGTTTAAAAGATAAGTATAAAAATATATAAAAATGAAATGGACGACTACATTGCCTTACACACGTACGACTATAAACTCTCGTTTTGTCAAGCGACAAACGAACTCCCGAGTGACATGCAAAGACTCGTATGGGAAAAACTTAATACGTACGAATCACGTGATCTCGTGTGTCCGGGAGCCCCTCAACGAGCCTCCGGAAATCCACGATTCTCAAAAGAGAGACTCGAAACTTTGGTTAACCGATGGAGAGAAAAGTGGGGCGAACCTACTCCGTGAAAGTATGAATACACTTGCACGCGAACAAATGTGTTTAAATGATTACGAGCGTAGTGAATACGATTCATATTCACTCGTACTTTATAAATTACTTCTGGATGATCTTAAATACCAAAGACGTGAATTACAATATTCTAATATTTTCGGTGATAAATGGAGAAAAACACCCGTAAATACGAGTAATTTATTAAATATTCATAGACGTATATATGAAGTTGAGAAGAGTTGTAAAGATTTTATAAAAAAGGAACGCGCATTTAAGAAAAAGTATTTTCAAGATGAAAATTATATTATTAAAGGTATAGATATAGAGTAAATAAATTGTAATATGTTAAACATAATAAATCCGTACACAAAAACCATTAGAATATCATGTCCTACTAAACGTAAAGAAGGTATAGCTGAATACGAACAAGTCAAGGCTAAAATCAAAAAGTCNACTTTACAATACGGTGTAGCTATTTCGACGTATAACTTCATTTTTCATACACCCATTGACGGTGTATCTGCTACTTTAGGGACAATTGCATCGTGTATTTATGTAGACTCGTTGTCATCATACGTCGATAATATTGAAAGAATACCCGTTTTGAATAAACGATTATTGTTACCGACGTGTCTCGCACTAGCCGAATCAACTTGGAATTCTAATGATTTACCATTTGATTTTAATATGGGGGCAACTTTATTTGGGTTTTTGGCGTATAAAATGGCATTTTATCAAATTGTGGCCGAAGAAATATTGATGTACAGTGAAGACCTAAGTGATATAGATCAATTATAATAAGTATACTATAAAAAAATGTCTTCTCTCATTTACGAACTTACAAAACAATCTGTCAGTCTTGAAAGACTTGACAAACTTGACGGTGTTCTTTCGAGTTTTCGAAACGATCAATTTTCAACTGGTACACCTTCTCAAGTATATGGTGTTAAACCGAAACACAATTTTCCAGTTGAGTGTAACCCCAAAGAACTTGATCATATTGCGTATATTGGTATATCTGCATTCAACGATAAACTTCACTTAGTGGACTTTATGTATGAAGAGAAATACGAAGATGGTAGTCGAATGGGTATTATTGAACCATCGTTACGGATGTTGTCAAAAGATAAATTGGGTACTATGATTGCTCCACGACACGTCCCGGAAGAATGGGTCGAGTTTTGGATGAATTACTTTAAAAAAGAATTTAACTGTCAAAAAACTTTATTACAGTTTGTTGAAAAAAATAACCTTCATGGAAGTGTTGACTGGACGGAACTTTATAACTCGTTTCCTGAAAATATGGACTTAAAACTTAGCAACTAATGTGTAATATAATACGATGAGCCTTACTTACGAACTCCTTAAAAACTGTACCACGATTGTCGAACTTTTCGATGTTAATGAACTCTTTTCTGAATTAGCCGGTGAAAAATGTAAAGTATACGGTTTACGCGCTGATTTTGGGTACCCTGCACACCTTATTCCTAAAAGTACGTATAAGTATATTGCGTATATTGGTATTTCTAATAGAAAATTAGAAACATCGTATGGTCAAGCTCAATTTATCGAATTTTATTATGAACCTAACGATATTGGTATTTTGGAACACTTTTTTGATATGTACCTCGAAAGTGAAAAAGAGATTCTTAAACAGTGTGGGTGTAAAGGTGACGAAGAGTTTACCGTCGAAATTTTCCCAAGTAAAATCACGAAAAAGAACCTCTCGTTTTGGAAATCGTATTTAGATGATCAACATTGTGTTAACGATAGAATTTCTTTACGTGATTTCCTTGATGATTATGAAATTACGTACCAAATCGATTGTGAACGATTATACGATCATTTACCGGAAAACATCGACGATTTGGATAATGAGAGTGAATACAATTCGGAATCTGAATCTGAACTTGAAGAAGGTGAAATAAGAACCTAAGTTTAAACGAATATACCATTACACATTCAAATATGCGTCCAAATTGTGTATACGAAAACTGTCTCTGTCGCCAAGGAAAAAACGGGTTTTGTGTAAAACACCGTGAAATTGGTGAAGCCGTAGAAGCCCTTTTACTTTTAAAAAAAATAACAAACCTAAGTTGTAATGAAACAAAATAAAAAATTAATATATTAAAAATGGACGCTCTTACATCCTTAATGCAAACGCTCGACCTCAATTCTAAGATAATTTCTGAAGGCGATTATCTTAAAATGTGTGATTCGATCAAAAAGATTCACGACTATATCAAATACGAAACAGATTCTGAAAGTGAAGAAGAAGAAGAATTTAGAATTCGTCGTGTTGATATACCCATACCTTTTTCCCCGATGCCTCGTCTCCCACCATTCGGGGATAATCTTGATGATCTTACGATATACGATACGGTAACACCGCCATATAGAGACGAAGGGGATTTTATACACGTGGATTTACCGGCTATACGAACACCACCACCTGTTCCTGAACCGTTACGTGATTACGAACTCGAAGATGAACTTATGGAAGTAAATAGACTAATCCACGAAACTTTAAAAAAAGTGGAAAAACTAAAACATAGACGAAACGTGACGAACTTTGTTCGCCAAGAAGCTGTGAAACGACGTGCACGGGAACTCGGTATTCGATTACCTCGATATACGGTTGGTTCACTTTTAGATTCAGGACACGACGTTGGTAATGTGCGTATGTTCTTCAAAGATTACCTGGAAGATTATAACGATGATATCGATAGACAACACGAAGAATTATCAGAAACGTTAAAAGAACTCGAATACGATAAAACGGCTATAATAGACGAACTTATAAACTTTTAATTAAATATCATTTTACACCACTTTTCGTTAATATTGCCGAAAGGTGAGTACTCAAACAATAAATGTATTAACGCCCCTGAAATAATTAGAACACCCGTACCTTTATAAATATATTTTGTAAGGCCCATAACCAAAACTTGTAACATAAGACCAATGAAGAGTGCTTCCATCAGGACGGTGGTAAACTGACGCATTTTTTATATATTACTATAATATATAAAAAAAATGGATTACCAAGGAATTGGAATGTTAACAGTTGTCGCCCTCTTTATGGCCATCTTCATAGGTGTAATGGTCAATAGATCTAAAACTTCGAATACGAATGCGAGTCTCGTCGGACCAGAAATTGAAATGAAAGAAGAATAAACTAATTTAAAAATAATATCTCGTGATATATAAAATGATACTCGTATTAGCTATCATTCTATTTATCATATTTTTGATTTATAGTATAAGACCCAGCAAGAGTGAAGAGTATACACTCGAGGGTCTTAAACTTTCATGGGCGAATAAGGCAAGTATTGAAGGGATTGTTACGAAATGGATCGTTACCCTGAAAGATTCTTCAGGGAGTGTAATTCACACCTACGAAAATAGTGATGCGGGTAACCTTAAAGACTTTACGGATGTGACCATGAACATAGTAAACAATAAGGAGTTTGATGAAAGGATTATAGGCGATAATACACTCGAATTGTACTATAACGATATTAAACCTGATACTAAATTGTATACGAAAACTGTGACGTTTACAGAAGACGATTTTGGGATGGCATTAGATACGAGTAATCTCGAAGAAATTGATATACCTCCACCTCCACCTCCACCTCCACCTCCACCTCCACCTCCACCTCCAGCTCAACCCACTTTTACATACGAACTTATCATGAACAAAAAGAATGCTTCTTTAGGAATACACGTTGAATATATAAAACTCGATGGTGTTTTAGCGACAAAGGCACAAACGACTATACACAAAAATCCTAATAGAAACAATAAACCCGATAATATGTTTAGTGTTGGAAGTGGTACAGAAAATTACGCGGCATGGAATTCTAACGGCCACAATGTAGGTGATAAGATATTTACCATTGTATCCAATAAAAAGGTTGATAAAATAGATATAGTATATACACGACCTCGATATGCACCCGGTTGGATAATAAAAGAGAACGGGGTTACGAAAATTACAGAAACGTCTAATAGGGGTAATAACGCGGATCCTAGACCCGTCGTATATACGTACGATATAAAGAACGGTAAATCAACTATATTTAGTATACCAAACCAAATTTCTCTTGGTACTACTGATGGATGGTGTGGTCACGCGAATGCAGTTCACCAAGACGTTCCAGGGTGTGGACGTATATGTTCTGACCCAAGCAACGCAGGACGTAAAGATAAGAGTACATGGGGATCTTGGAATAAATATCCAGGTAGCGTTGAATGTACCGCGGCTAAACTTGATGAGGTGTACCAGTACCTCAATGGTAAACGTAGTTTGAGGGTTGGTAAAGTTAGTGGAGTGGTTATAAAGAAAGTAGACCCAATGAAACAATTTACTACGGGTGAACAACTTTATATTAAAGGGGGTCGACATAATAAATATTGTGCAGATGAAGGTAATACCATCAAATGTAATAGAGGTGGTATAGGGGGTTGGGAAAAGTTTAGATTTAATAAGAATAGTGATGGTACATATTCGTTTAGAGGGGGTCGACATAATAAATATTGTGCAGATGAAGGTAATACCATCAAATGTAATAGAGGTGGTATAGGGGGTTGGGAAAAGTTTAGAATTATCAAGAATAGTGATGGTACATATTCGTTAAAAGGGGGTCGACATAATAAATATTGCGCAGATGAAGGTAATACCATCAAATGTAATCGAGGTGGTATAGGGGGTTGGGAAAAGTTTAAAATTGGAAAAATATAAATATTAGATATTCAAAAAAAAATATACACCACTAATAAAAGAAACACCGAGATGGCAAAATCAGTTGCTATACTCGGACTATTTGCTTTATTAGTTGTAATCATTGTCGGTATAGCTTTGGCCGTTTACTTTAATACTAAAAAAAGTGAAGATGGAGAAACGTCAGACAAACCTGAAATTACACTAGATGCCGCATCTAAAAATTTAAATCCACGTGGTGATGGTACTGACGGGGATGCGACGGTAGATACATCAGAAGGGTACAAAATTGAATATGCTACAGGTGACGATTCAGGAAACGAAAGTATTGATGTGAAAATAACATGGACGACGGGTATGGGTTTTGATACAGTATCAAAACTTATTTTTAGACGTGAAATTGGGGGTAACAAAGTTCAGGAGGATATAGTTTATGATTCGGGAACAGGGATTGAAAATAATAGTAATGGTGAAATAACTTTTAAAGGCGTGAATTTAACAGATTCGAGTAAAAGTGTCGTTGGTGTGAATAAGGTATCTGTTTGGTATAATAGTGTAAGTGACGATACGTTTTTAGTGGATACGGGTGACCAGATCAAAATCGAACAAAGTGATATTGATACAACCCTCAATTTAACTGAAGTCCAGGAAGTTGCCATCCCAATTACAATCGCGAGTGATTCGTTTAAATTTGAAATATTAGGCAAGGAAACACTTTACTTGATTGAAGAGTTTCACATATGTTTTAAAATGAAAAATTTGGATGGTGGTAAAGTTCAGTTTACTAATTTAATTACTGGTAATGCCGACAAATTATGGGATAATACTGATGCGTATAGACTTAAAAAGTATAAGGATGGGTACATGTTGGGACACCCAGACAATAACAGGAAAGAAGTTTTGGTAAGAAAGGTATTAACAAAAGATGATATTGATTTCGGTGGTAAATTTATTAATCATAAACCAAAGTTTAAAAAATTAAAAGACATGAATAAAGACGAGTATGCGCGCGCACTTTTCCATTTAGAACCTGTACGTACCGCTCTTCGTTCGGATCAGAATGAAGGTAAAATGGGTTCTGGTGCGGAATATCTATCACCCGGTGGGAAGTTTACGTTTAAACAACACCCTAATATGATATCTTTACACATTTATGATCACACACAGAAAAACGATGTATGGGCATCGTCAAAGGCACCCGAATTTAATAAACCGTGTGATACTGCTAGAATACAAGGGGATGGTAACTTTCTTATGAAAGTAACGGGATCTAAGGATGATTGGGGGTACAGGAGTGATACACACAAGTGGGGTACCGGTAATGGTCCATATAGACTTGTTGTTGGCGATAACGCAACCGTTGCGATTGTGAAAAAAGATGGTCGGGTTATACACTATGTCTTCCGCGCAAAACCGATTAGTATTGCAATGACAGGTGGTGGTGCCCCTAAATGGTATTCTTGGGTGGATCCGTCGAACAGGTTTAAACATAATGGTTTAGCAAATATTCACGAAAATTGGTATAAGAAATCGAACGAAAGTGGGTGGATTAAACTTCAAGGTGGGCGACACGCTAAAGATTGGGGATACAAATGGATTGCATTTACATTATCCGAAGGTAATAATGGACACCATTACGAATTGTTTGGTGTCCACTCTACATATGGTACAAACTATGTATACTTACCCGACGGGGTGTGTGATATACAAAGTAATCATAAGAGAGTAAAAGGTGCGGGTGTAATAACGGGTCAAAAATCTGATTCGACTGCGTCTACATCATATAAGGGTCCCGAACATACGAAACTTGCGGGTTACGATACGTGGAAAATATACTATATTCCAAGTTTACCTTTGGAAGGGTATGTTAATAAAAACAATCTACGTGATTCCCTCTCTTCCGCTTCAGACCAAATGAAAGAAGAACACTTCGGGGCTGAACAGTGTCGAACACGCGCAAATGAGTTTGATGAAGCAAACGCATTTGTTTATAGATCATATAGAAGTGATACTGATGGATGGACACATACATGTGAACCAGTTAAGTTATTTAATAACTTAAATAATTTGAAAGGGCACGTGAATTACGAAACCAACCCCGCGCGTCATGAAACTGGGTGTACTAATCCATTAAAAAATGCACGAACGGGGTGTAAGACTGCGATCGATGTACCAGAACGTGGTGGTACCCATAAAGGATCAGTTAGATAATAATAGATATTCAAAAAAAATATACTACTAATAAAAGAAACACCGAGATGGCAAAATCAGTTGCTATACTCGGACTATTTGCTTTATTAGTTGTAATCATTGTCGGTATATCTTTGGCCGTTTACTTTAATACTAAAAAAAGTGAAGATGGAGAAACGTCAGACAAACCTAAACTTACATTCGACGCGAATGCTAAGAAAACAATCAACCCACAGGAGAGTGAAGATAATGGTACCCAGGAAGGGTACGCGATAGAATATGCGGAAGGTGATGATTCAAGTAAATTTATCGATCTTACATTATCATGGACAAACGGTAGTGGATTTGACTCTGTAAACAAACTTATATTTACGAGGTACGTGGGTACAACAAAAATCCAGACCGACCAGGAAGTTACAGAAGAATCTGCGTTATCCGATTACGGTACTGGTTCCGTTACATTTAAAGGTGTTGACGTTACATCGGGCGTCGATGTCAAAGGTACAAACATAATTAAGGCGTATTATAACGAAGTCAGCCCAGATAATTTATTAGCAACCGCGGAACTTGATATTTCCGATGACGATTTCAGTTATACACTCGCGGGACCATTCGGTGATCTTGACGTTAAAGTTACCATTAGTAGTGAAACGTTTAAACTTACAAAATCTGTAAAGAAAACGTATTACCAAATTTCGCATGCACCAGGTCGATGGTTTAACGTGAATCAAAATAGTAATGGTACTATTAAATTTAAGTTTGATGACGGTACGTTTCTTAAGTTCGGTGGTAAAGATACGTTCAAATTAGCAAAATATAAAAATAAAAAAATGCTTACAAACACCGACGGTCATGTTTGGGTACATAATAAACAAGCGTGGAAACCAGTGGGTAATCTCGACAAAGACGATTTTAGGTTTGCGCAGTGTGATTTGTTTGGTGCGAGTACAATCATGCGTAGTGGCGATAAAGCATTAAACCCATCTGACAAATTATGGAAATCACCAAACGGTGAATGGCGAGCCGTGTATCAAAAAAGTGACGGAAACTTTGTCGTGTATAAAGAAAATGATTCGAAAAACACCGTTTCCGCATATGCAAGTTCGAATGGGAGTTTCAATTTAACACTGAGTGCGAACGGTAATATTGCATTTAAGAAAAGTGGTGATGAACTTGTTAAGAGTTCGGGTGGACACACATTTTCTACGAAACAAGGATTAAAACCACCCTTTACATTTATGGTTTCAGATTTTGGTGGGTTACACGTTATATCTAAGGAAGGTACGGAAGTTATGAGTCGTTCAAATCAATTTTTTGGACCCTATTCTAATTATCATAAAACACATGCGGGTGATTTGTGGGGGTACGATATAGCTAAACACCACGGTTCGAGCTTTGGAGAATGTGCATCAGAATGTGATAAGAATATAAAGTGCGCCGGTTTTACATATAAACAAAATACTAAAAACTGTTGGACTAAAGGATATGATACGCGTATTTCAGGTGTGGCATATAATAATGATCAAAATGCCGATAGATGGCACAGGACTACAGAGAATGGTGGAACTAACTGGATTGAGGGTGAACAATATTACCAAAAGAAAATCGATTCACTGTGTTACCGGGACAGGTATTCGGATTTACAAACTGCTTTTGGTAACAACGGCGAATCTTTAAGGAATCACTATTTTAATCACGGTATTGGAGAAGGAAGAAACGCAACGTGTGATATAACAAGACCTGAAAAATCCAGATTTGGTTATATAAACCCTGGTAATGACACCACTAGTTATACAAATGAGCACGACGGAGTAAAAAAAATGAGTGCAAAAGAATGTAAAGAATACGTGAAGAGTAAAGGTCACGAAGTTTGGGGGTATAGAACACCCGCGCACAGTAGTAACAAGTACCAAAATACGTGTTATGCGTATAAAAAAGCTGATCTTTCAACAAAAGGTTCTTTGACTGGTGATGCTCATCACTTCACGGGGTGTGTGAACGGAAAAACTTTAAAGTCTGGGTGTACACAATAAATAAACAAAACCTAAGTGAAATAAAAATAGTCTAAAAATATAAAAACCAAAATGTCGGATTCTATTGAAAATATTCTTACCGGTCTCATTCGTGATTCGAACGACCACATTGACAAAATAAACAACAGCGTCCTTTCCAACAATAAGTTATTACAAACACTTGTTGAAAAGGTTACAAAAATCGAAGAAGAGAATAAATGTCTTCGTGAAAAGATGGATTCGGTTATCGAAACAAATACACTTTTACGTGATAAGATCGAACACTTGGAAAAACCAAAACCAATCACGAAGAAATCGAGTAAAGTTCCTAAAGAACCTAAAATCGAGTGTTCGGCAATGACGGCTAAGGGACACAAGTGTACGAAACCATGTGTACCCGGTGAAACGTATTGTACATTACATACGAAAATGAACAACAAACCACCCGTTGAACCAAAAAAGAAACGTCCAATTCTAAAGAAGAAAAAGAAGGAGGTTCCCTTACACAATCACAAACCTGGTGAATTACCAACTGAAACGTGTGAACTATGTGAAACCCACGGTGATATATTTGATCCTGATATGCCTGATTCAGAGTTTGAGGAATCTCAGGATGATGGTGATATATCTATAGAGGAAAAGTTACGTAAAATGCTTGACGAAGAAGAGATCAAGTCTTAATAAAAAACACAACATTTACTGAATATAGACATGAAATAAAACCCATATACACTGCACTTACCACAATTTATAAAACTCAAAACAAAAAACTTTTTATTTTATACAAACTCCCTCGAGGAGATAGTTCAATTTTTTTAAAAATAATTTTTTTTATGATTATTCAATAATGATAAATATATTTTCTTTGATTTCGGTTAGGTTTAGTGTATATATGTGATACATGGTATGACTTTGCCTAGGTATGGCCGCGAACCTCTATAGTTTCGGTTAGGTTTAGTGTATTCATGGTATATTTAATCAATTTAACAAAGTATACCTAAAACATAGAGGCGACGGTCTAATCCCGTCGTTGGTTTGAAACTCCCGTACCTCCTCTATCCAATCAAATTCATTAATTCTCTTGATGCGTGAAATCCCAGGCCAATTAATTTCTTAGCTATATATTGAGAGATAGAAA